CTAAATGGAATTATGGAGACAATGTTCAATATCAAAACATAAATCCAAATAGAAACTATCAACCGTTCTTGGCTCAACAAGTAATTAATATGTTGTTAGAAGAATATAAAGATACAACTATTATAAACTGTGTCTTGCCTAACGAACCACATTATCAAGGAACAATTAGATGTGATTTACATTTTGCACAGATTCATGAAATGTTAAAAGGTGCGGAAGGCTTTGTCAGTATAGATAGTTGTCTACAACACTTCTCAGCATCGGCTGAAAAACATGGAGTAGTCATTTGGGGATCAACTCGTTGGACTCAATTTGGTTATTCACACAATAAAAACCTACAATTTCACATGGGTAAAAAGTGGGATGAGGCTAAATTTATTGATAGCGATCCAAGAAATAATATGGTAGATTGCAAAATAATCGTTGATCAATATAAAAAACTTGATAAAAGCAAGCAAGTTGCTTGTGCAACACAATAGGAGAAAAATATGGCAAGAACATCTGAAGAACTAGCTCAAGACTATACAGCAATGGGTCACTCTGTAGATTTAATTAATGGTATCATTGATGGATCAAGAATGACTGATGAAGAACAGTCAGAAAAAAATGATTGTGTAAATAGAAATGTTGAACACTTAGAACTTATGGTCGCTAAAAGCGATTGGGGAAGTGAAGACATGACTGCTGTTAATAGTTCTATTGCTGCTGGAAAAACTTACGTAGCGTAGACAGGAGCCTAAGCAATGGCTTTTGGTATAAACGCTTTCGCACAAAGTGCGTTCTCATCGCTCGTTAATAACGATAGTCAAGCGTTTGTAACTGGTATTGCTCTTGCTATGCAAGAGGGTACAGGTACAGTTACTGCTGATGCCAATGTAAACGTCACGGGTATAATTCTTGCTATGCAAGAAGGTGACGCAACAGTTATTGGAACTGCTACAGTTAATTTAGTTGGAATTGGTTTTGCAACTTTATTAGGAACTCCAAGTATTGTAATACATACAGAAGTTCCAACAGGTCCTGTTCAAACATTTACGGAAGTTAATACAGGGAATGCACCAACTGCAGGTTTTACTGAAGTTAATACAGGAAATGCACCAACTGCAGGTTTTACTCCAGTATCATAATAAATTGACACTGCTAAACAAATTTAATATCATACAAAAGTTTAAGGAATTTAAAATATGGCTAATACCACATCAACAAGTCTAAAGCTTACAGTTCAAGCAACAGGTGATAACTCTGGAACATGGGGTCAAATTACTAATACTAATTTACTTGTTTTAGAACAAGCAATTGGTGGTTATGAAGCAATTGGAATTACAACAGGTGCAACTTTAACATTTTCTAATGGTGTTATATCGAACGGTAAAAATCAAGTATTAAAACTAACAGGAACTATAGCAGCTAATAGAACTGTTACTATTCCAGATTCAATAGAAAAAACATATATTGTAGATAATGCAACAACAGGTGCATACACAGTAACTTTTAAAACAAGTTCAGGAACAGGGGTTACTTGGTCTGCTACAGATAAAAGCACTAAAATAATTTATTCAGACGGAACTAATGTAGTTGATACAGCTTTTGTATCTAATGCTATTACAGAAGTTTTAGATGATACTAGTCCACAATTAGGTGGAGATTTAGATACTAATTCATTCAATATTAAAATTGATGATAACCATGGTATTTATGATGATGATAATAACGAACAAATAATTTTTCAAAAAACAGGATCAGCTGTTAACAATCTTGAAGTAACTAACCAAGCAACAGGTTCAGGTCCTTCTCTTAGTGCAGTTGGTGGTGATACAAATGTTGATTTAAATATTTCTCCAAAAGGTATTGGAAGAGTTGTTTTAGGTGCAGGTAAAATAGAACAAACTGCAGAAAAAGTTACAAACGCTGCAACAGCATTTACAGGCACAATTAACTTTGATGTTATTACACAATCTATTTTTAATGCTACTTCTAACGCTTCCGCAAACTGGACATTAAATGTTAGAGGAGATGGTTCAAATAGTTTAAATAATATTATGGATACAGGAGAGTCATTAACTATTGTAACTCTTGTACCTCAAGGATCCACAGCATATTATAATTCAGCTTTTCAAATTGATGGATCAAGTGTTACACCTAAATGGCAAGATGGAGCAGCTCCATCAGCAGGAAACGCTTCTTCAACAGACATATACAGTTACACAATAATTAAAACTGCGAATGCTACATTTACAGTTATTGCAGCACAAACAAAGTTCGCATAATAGGAGAATTTTAGATGCCTTTAATTGGAAGTAAAGCAGTCAAAATGCCAGGGGGCATTGGGGGCGGAAGTAATAAAAAATTTACAGCAGCTACAGGTGGAACAATTACAACTGTAGGCGATTACAAAATTCACACTTTTACATCACCAGGAACTTTTACAGTTACACAAGCAGGTAACGCACCAACAAATCCTGTGGGTGGTCCAGCAACCGTAGACTATTTAGTAGTAGCTGGTGGTGGAGGTGGAACACATGGTGGTGGCGGTGGTGGAGCTGGAGGTTTTAGAGAATCCGTTCCAAGCCCTGCTGCATGGACAGGGAGTCCTTTAGCTAATCCAGGAGCTGGTTTAACTGTAACTGCTCAAGGTTATCCAGTAACTGTTGGATCAGGAGGAGCAGGAGGTGTTCAATCTGGACCACAACCTCCAGGAGCTAATGGATCAGATTCAGTTTTTTCAAGTATAACATCTACAGGTGGTGGTGGAGGTGGAGCATTTAATAATGACAGTGTAAGTGGTAACTCAGGAGGTTCTGGTGGTGGCGCAAAAAAATCAGGTACTCCTACATCAGTTAGTGGAGGTTCAGGGAATACTCCTCCTGTAAGTCCTCCTCAAGGAAATCCAGGTGGTTCGGTATCTAGTAACCCAAATTCTATTGGAGAATCAAGTGGAGGTGGAGCAGGGGGTTCTGGAACTTCAGGTACACTTTCAGGTATTCCAAATTCTCCAGGGGGTGCTGGAGTAGGTACAGCTTTTAACCCAAGTCCTTCTTTTGGAACACCAGGACCAGATGGTTCTTTAAGATACTTTGCAGGTGGAGGTGCGGCTATTACAGGTTCATCAGGTTCTGCTTCAGGGGGAGTTGGTGGTGGTGGAACTTCTACAGGAGGATCTGGAAACGGAGGATCTGGAACAGCTAACACTGGAGGTGGAGGAGCTGGAAATAGTGGTAATCCTGGTTCTGGTGGATCTGGTGGTTCTGGTATAGTTATGATAAGGTATAAGTATCAGTAAAAAATTTATGCAAAAGAAAGAGCTAGAAAGATATTTAAATTATGAATTTAAGTAATTACTATTGGTATTTTACATCTGTAATACCACCTAGGATTTGTGATGATATTGTAAAACACGGTTTGTCGAAAGCAGACACTATGGCAAGAACAGGTGGATACGATAATAAAAAATTAACTAAAAATGAAATTAAAGATATGAAACGCAAGAGAAATTCAGATCTTGTTTGGTTAAATGATACTTGGATATATAAAGAATTACATCCTTATATTCATGCAGCAAATAAAAATTCAGGTTGGAATTTTGAATGGGATCGAAGTGAATCTTGTCAATTTACAAAATATAAATTAAACCAATACTATGATTGGCATTGTGATTCTTGGGACAAACCTTATCAAAATCCTGGACCTGATTTTGGTAAAATAAGAAAACTATCTATGACCTGTCAACTAACTGATGGATCAGAATATCAAGGTGGAGAACTAGAGTTTGATTTTAGAAATTACGATCCTCATTTAAGAAATAAAAAAACACATATAATACAAGCAAAAGAAATATTGCCTAAAGGAAGTATTGTTGTATTTCCTTCATTTGTATGGCATAGAGTTAAACCAGTAACGAAAGGAACAAGATATTCATTGGTAATGTGGAACCTTGGATATCCATTTAAATAGTATGTTTAAAAAAAATAAATATGTAGTTATTAAACAAGCGATTGATAAAGATTTAGCATTATTTCTTTATAATTATTTTTTAATGAAGAAACAAGTTTTTGATACAAGTATTAATACTAAATACATTTCTCCTTATGAAACATTTTTAGGGTTCTATGAAAATCAAACTCAACAAATACCAAACACCTACAGTAGCTATTCCGATATAGCTATGGAAACTTTAATGTTAAAATGTCAACCAATTATGGAAAAGACAACAGGTTTAAAATTATATCCGTCTTACACATATGCAAGAATATATAAAAAAGGAGATGTCCTTAAAAGACATAAGGATAGATTTAGTTGTGAGATATCTACAACTATGAATCTTGGTGGTGATGATTGGCCAATATATCTTGAGCCTTCTGGAGAAGTCGGTAAGAAAGGTATTAAAATAAATTTAAAACCAGGGGATATGTTAGTATATTCTGGTTGTGAACTAGAACATTGGAGAAATAAATTTAAAGGCAAAGACTGTGCACAAGTATTTTTGCACTACAACAATCGTAAAACACCAGGAGCCAAAGACAATATGTTTGACAAACGACCTCATTTAGGTCTTCCAAGTTGGTTTAAAAAGTAGTATATTTGTCCTTGTTTCTTTTATAATACGGATAAAATATGTTACAAAAACTTAATTTTAAACCAGGATTTAACAAACAAGTCACAGAATCAGGAGCTGAATCTCAATGGACTGATGGAGATTTTGTTAGATTTAGATATGGTTTACCAGAAAAAATAGGTGGTTGGTCTCAACTTACATCTAGCACTTTACCAGGTGCTGCTAGAGCTAAACATGCTTTTACTAGTTTAGCAGGAGAAAAATACTCAGCTATTGGAACTAACAAAGGTTTGTTTTTATATTACGGTGGAGATTTTTTTGACATCACTCCTTTAGATACAGCTATTACAGGTGCAACTTTTACAGTAACTTCTGGATCAGCAACAGTTACAGTTAACAAAGCAAGTCACGGTTTAATAAATGGAGAGTATATAACTTTCACAGGTGTAACTATTCCAACAAACTCTGGTTATTCAACAGCAGATTTTACTGGAAATACTTTTGAAGTTTTAAATTCTCAATCAGGTACGTTTCAAATTACTATGCCTTCTAATTCTGCAGGTGCTAGTAGTGCTACAGGTGCTGCTACAATAAATCCTTATGTAACAATTGGTCCACCAGTCCAGACCCCTGGTTATGGTTGGGGTACATCTACATGGGGAGCAAGCACATGGAACACACCTAGATCAACTAGTAATGTAATTTTAGATCCAGGACAATGGTCCTTGGATAATTTTGGTGAAGTCCTTATAGCAACTATACATAACGGTAAAACATTTACTTGGAATGCAGGCGCAACTAGTGCAAGAACAGTTAGAGCTTCTACATCAACATCTGGTTTTTCTACATCAGCAAACCCAACAGCTTCTAGATTTACTTTAGTATCTGATAGAGATAGACACGTATTCCATTTTGGAACAGAGACAACAATAGGAAACACATCAACTCAAGATCCAATGTTTATCAGGTTCTCGGACCAAGAAAATTTAAATGACTATACTCCAACAGCAACTAATACATCTGGTACTTTTAGATTAGATACTGGTAATGAAATTAGAGGAGCAGTGCAAGGTAAAGATTATACTCTTGTTTTAACTGATAGCGCTGCATACATAATTCAATTTATTGGAGCACCTTTTACATTTAGTGTAAGACAAGTTGGAACCAACTGTGGTTTGATTGGTCAAAATGCTTTGAGTTATTCTAATGGTAGAATATTTTGGATGTCAGGAGAAGGTGGTTTCTTTGTTTATGATGGAACAGTTAAGATGTTACCATGTCTTGTTGAAGATTTTGTATTTACAACAGGAGGAGATAATTTAGGTATTAACTACAGTGTTGCAGGTGTAACGTATGCAGAGCACAATAGTTTATATAATGAGATAAACTGGTTTTATCCAAAAGCTAATTCAACACAGATAGATAGATGTGTTACATTTAACTATGGCGAAAACTGTTGGACAACAAGTTCTTTAGCTAGATCTAGTTATATGGATCAAGGTGTATTTGATTTACCTTTTGCAACTGAATATAGTACATCAGGAACTCCAGTATTTCCTATTCAAGGTATTACAAATACAGCAGGTGCTTCT